CTGATGCTCGAGGGCGCCTTCCATCTCGCGTTTCTTCGCCCCGAACGGATGACGCGGAACCGGGACCGGATTGAGTCGGGGGTCCAGGCCGTAGCGCTCGGGATCCTCCATTACGCGCTTGGCCTCCGCCATCGTGTCTACGCCTTTGACCTCGACTCCGAAGCGACTGATGGCCTGGTTCCAGGCGCGAGCCCGATCGGCGAGACCACGCGAGCGGCGAAGCTGGCGGACCAGGCTCTCGATCCCGCCCATCTGAGTTCCGGAGGCGACCGCCCGACCGGTACGGCTCCCCTTGTCGAGGATGGCACCGCCGAACGAGGGCCGGTAGAAGTCCGAGTTCGCGGGAGCCCGATGACTTAGGAAGCCAGGAGCCCCGACACCTCGGCGGTCCATCTCCTGCGTGATCGCCTCCAGGCTGAGCGGCTCGCCCTGGGCATCAACCACCCCGTGCTCCTCGTGATGTCCTGCTCCCATGTGGACTCGGGCGAAGGGGATCGCGCTGGCCTTCTCAGCCTGATCGGGCGTCAGCAGTTTCAGGTCGACCAGCTCTTCGAGGATCGGTTTCTGCAGGTCGATGAAGGCGTTGGCGGCGTGCACGACGTGCTCGGGGTTCCCTCGCTTGATGCCTGCCTCGATCTGCTTCACCAGCTCCTTGTTAGCCGCGAGCTCTCGCTTGTTCAGGCGAGGCTTGCCAGTCGAGAGGGTCTCCTTGGCCGCCAATTCGAGCATGTCCTTGTAGTCAGAGAGATCGCTGAAGAAGGACTCGGGCTTCTGGATGATCCGCTCGACGGCCAGATTGACGACCTCCGCGCTCTTGCGGTCCAGCCGCCGGACCAGCGACTTCTTCGGCAGGATGCCTTTGAGGGCCTTGATGTCCTGGTGTGCGTGCTCGCGGCGGATCGCCTCCTGGCCAGCGCTGAAGCGATTCGCGCTCTCCTTTAGATAATGCCGCCCGCGGAAGGTATCCGGCCTGACTCGGCTGCCGGCGGGCGTGCGGTCATACCCCCGCTGGCCTAGCTGTCGAAGCAGATCGCGGCTGTACTCGCGCTGGATGTTGATCTTGGTTCCCTCGACTGGGAGAGGCTTGCGCTCCAGCGATGCCAAGTCGGTGCCGGGGATCGCCCGCACCCCTGCCCCAGCGACACGCCCCGCCGCGTTAAGGGCGCCTGATCCTTCGAGCAGTCCGTACAGCGGATGCTCCCCGAGGTTGTGGGCGGCTTTCCCTAGATCACCTTCGGCGAGGGCAGGCAGCAGCCCCGTCGCCTTCCATTCCTCGATCAGCTTGTTCAGTTCGTCGGGGTTTCCTTTCGCGGCATCGACGCCCGCCTTCCCGGCGAGGTAAGCAGACGGGAGGACCGCAGCCGGAAGAGAGACGCCTTCGCCCAGGACCGGCGAGATGTGAGACGCGGCACCGGCCAGCCCACCCGCGATGTCGCCATACACGCCTTTGCCTTCCAGCGCCTTGACGAAGGCCCCGGGGTCTTTGTGGATCAGCGCGCCTGGCGCCTCTAGGGCTAGCGGAGAAGTGATCGGGTGGCGCACTGGATAGGCAGCACCGCGAGCTGCCACCTTCGCACCCGTTTTCACGCTCTGGGGAATCGCCTCCGTCACAGGCTTAGCCTTGGACGCCGCGCCCTTGAGGATGTCCTGCAGCGCAGCCTTAGCCCCTCCCCCAGTCGCCTCGCCCGCTGCCTCGCTTGCCCCGACCTTGGCCGCCTGAGCCTCGGCCTCGGTCAGGGCTGCCGTGCCGCCTCCCCGGATGAGGTTCGCCAGTCCCCCGACGCCGAGGGTTGCGACCGTCCCAATCGCCGCTTCCGCGACCGGGTCTTCCTCGAGGTTTTCGTTGGCAGCGACGTGCTGGATGAAGGCTTCTTCTGCGAGCTTCGCCCGTCTGGCCCCGTAGGTATGCCGCAACCCTAGGTAGTCCGGCTCGACGCCTCTGAGGTAGGCATCCTCGATCGCGGTCTGGAGGGGAGCGAGGAAGTGCTGTTCGCGACGGATGCTCCGCTGCACCGGGGTCGGCGGCGCCTTGGGGTTGTAGGGCTTGACCGGGGTCCGCCCCTTGTACGGAATTGATAGGTGGCCCGAGGTGCCACCGGAATGGCGAGACGGTGGCGGAGAGTTTCGAGGCCCCGAGGGGACGCCCGGTTGTGGAAGGCGACCTTCGTGCAGACGGCGGTTGCGAAGGGAGGACGCCACGACCTACCCCCTGCCGGGACCGGGGACTCCCGGTTGAACAAGGCGACCTTCGTGTTCGTGGCGGTGGCGATCAGTGAGGAGCCCGCCGATGACGTGCATTACGTCGTGCAGGTCGAATCCGTTGTACTCCTTTTCCAATTCATGGGCGAGACGCAGGTAATCGTCTTTGCTCTTAAGCGGGTTGTACTGCTGCAGCGGGATTTCGTCGCCGTTCACTTCGATGGTCGGGTTTTCGCTCCATTTTTTCAACGCGTTCTGCAACGCAAGCTTCGCGTTCGCTAGGGCGTCAGCGTCGAATTTCGGCTTGCCCTGATCTTCGTTTTCTTTCAGCTCTGCTTCCCGTTTCTCTTGCTGTTCCTTCAGTACCTGGGAGGCGTCTCCACGGGCCGATTCCAGCGACGAGTTGAAGTCCTGGGCCGTGCTCTGCAACATCGACGCTTTGTCCTGGAGGAGCTGCTGGCGGGCTTCGCCCAAGGCATCGGCTCGGTTTTCCTGAGCGTCGGACAACAGGAAGGGAAGAGAGCCGGCGGTGGCCTCCTGTCGTGCGAGGAGGTCGCGCTTTGCCTGTTGCAGATATCGACCCGATAGGCCAGTGCTCGCGAGTCCCGCCAGCGCATCTTTCAGAGCGCTCTCGGACATTTCGTTGGCCCCGCGGATCGAGCCGGCTTCGTTGCGGTACTGACGGTTGATCCCGCCAACTGCCGCCCTGTCAGCGCCGAGCACTGGCTGATATTCCCGCCGATTGGCCGCCGCCGCCCGCTTGTGCAGGAGGCGTCTCTCTTGGGGCGAGAGCTGGGCCGTGTGGAGCTGTTTGGGGCCGACCACCGGGATGCGAGCCATCAGCGCTTTCCTTTCCTCTTGCCGCCGCCGGTCTGCCCGTTGTGCGCTCCCTGTTTGCTGAAGGCGCCGGGGTGGTTGGCGCGGGCTTCGTATATCTCGCGTTCAAGCAATGACTGATCGGAGGCCACGTACTCGCGCCTCCCCCGTTCCTCTTCAGTGTCGTAGCCGCGTAGTTTGCGAGCGGTTTCACGGTCGACTTCCGCGCGCTGGATGTCGCGGTCGGTCTTCAACCGCCCCTGCGAGGTGGATAGGTCTTCGTTCAGGTTCCCGTGGGCCTGCGCTATGCGATCGAGCGCGGTCAGAAGATCTTCGTGCAGCCGGCCTTCGGCGGTGTGGATCGGGGCTTCGGCCGATGACTGGTTCCGCCCTCGAGCTGCCGAAGACGCGGCGGCCGTCCCGGCATCGTTGACGCCTGCGGCACTCGCGCCTTCGCCTTGGCGCTGACCAAGCTCGGCGAACTGCCGGCCAATGTCAGCTAGGCGCGTATGGAAGTCTGCTTCCTGGCGGCCGGCGTCTTGTTTCGTGTCGGCTTCCTGGTTCGAGAGTTTCTGCACTCCCCGCCCGTACTGGCGATTCAGGTCGGCCCGTCTGCGCGAGGTGTTGATCCGCACTCCCCGAAGCGCGTGTTCGAGGTCTCGTTCGGCGTAGTGACTGTTCTGTTTGGTATCGACTTCTAGGTCTTCGAGTCCCCGATGGGCGGCTTCTCGTTGCGCCTGGATAGCTGGATCAAAGGTCATCGACGGTGGCTGAGTCAGCCCGTAGGTGGTACTCGGGGAAGCAGCCCCAGCAGGCGCAGCTGCCGGCACTCCGCCGCCAAGGCCACTTCTCTTTGGCCGCCTCGCCCGCGTGCCCTGTCCGAGTCCCGGCCCCATTAGAGCGCCTTCCATTCCCCGGCGACCCGCGAGTAGAGCGTCGGGGGCGTGGTGCTGGTGTCCAGGGCAAGGTTTCCGTTCCCCGGGGGGGCTGGAAAGTCAGAGTCCGACGGCGTCCCGTTCTTGGTTAGCGAAACAGCCGGCCGCGGTTCCTGCGGAGCGACGCCCGGGGTCCGCAGCTGCTCTTCCAGCCACCGCTTCAGGTCGCCCTCGGTTTTGATGCCGCCGATCATCAGTACTTGATCGCGTAGCTGAGGACCTGAAACGGCTGCATGTTGCTGTGAGAGGCACCGCTGCCCCCGGACTGGATGTCGGTGAGTTGGTGGAGCGGATGACTGCCGTCGTCCCACGCCGTGCCCGTGGTGGTCGTGTTGCCTCCTGCCACCATCGCCTGGTAGGCGTTCAGGTTTCCCTCGTGACGGGTCTCTTGGAACATCGGAATGTTGTGATGGTGTTCCCCGAGCGTCACGTTGGAGAGGCCGTGTTGGTGGGTCGGTATCTCATCGTGGCCGAGGGCAACGCGCTCAGCCCCGCCGGCGTTACCCCGGGCGCCGTTGGCCGAGAGGCGGCCCGCTCCCGAATCCGACCCGATCGGGACGCGACCACGGAGGTCCGGCAGGTTGAAGGTGGTCGAGCCGTCGCCTTTCCCGTAGGTCACACCGATCACGTCGAAGAGGGCGGCGTATTTGCTTCTGGACACGGACTGTCCTTCACACAACAGGTACCCAGTTGGAGCGGAGGGGCGTGCAGTGGCGACGACGGAGCCGACGGGCATCACCGCGTTCGAGAGTTCGTTGATCGCCTGCTCGACAGCGTCGAAGTTTTCGTTGACATCGCTGGCCTTGGCACTGGTTCATTCTACGAAGGTTTTTGGAG